CTTAACTTTTTCCTCTATTTTAGGTAATTCAAATAATAATTCTTGATGTTTATTTTCTTCTTTAGCTTTTAATTCAGCTAATTTAGCATACCCTTCTTTCAATAAATCGTATTTACTAGTAATTTCTTCTAATTCTTTGCTTTTATCTACTATTTTTTTACTCTGTTCCTCCGCTTCATTCAATTTTTCTGAATAATAAGAAATTTGCTGTAATAAATCAGTTTTTTCACTTCTTAATTGTTTAGTAGAAAAATTAGAGTAAGATTTAGACATATTGTAGCATTGCTTCAATTCCTAATAATGAACTTGTTAAAGTCCCAGTCCCTTTGGCACTAATTTTAACAAACTTTGCTGACATTGGCATTGTAATCTTGAAATTACCATCCTCAGTAGTAGTAAATTCACCTTTATTCATTGTGATGGTAGCACCAGAAACAGCAATATTGGTTTCTTGAACATAATTGGTCCCATCCAGAGAACTCTCTATCTTAACTTCTAATGAAGTCAAAGAACCTTTTGTATAATAAAAATAGGCAGCTAATTGATTATATTCAGCTACTCTACCTTCATCTTTACCTCCTCCTAAAACTGTTGCAGCTACATAACTATTTGTTAAAATAGCTGACGAACGAATTACTTTTGTGAAATTAGAATTGTCCATAGATTAAATTTAGTTAATAAACTCTGTAATACTCCCCATAAAGAGGAGTATTGAGAACTTATAAACAAGGAGATGTTGAGGAAGTCCAAGTCCAAAGTTGGTTATTTGTTGTTGAAGGAGTCAAAGTATAATAAATTGTACTAACTTTTACACAAGCACTCCCATCTACAACTACATCATCAGTTGAAACAAAATCACTAGAAGTAGTAATACCACTCATGGTGACAGTCCCTAATGCACTAGCTCCACTAACTGTCAAAGTAGACAATGAAGAAGTAACATATCCTTCTAAAGTGGCAGGAGTAAAAGTACCAGATACAGTCAAATTTTCCATTGTAGATGTTCCCTTAGCCTGTAAGCCTGCACCAAACACAGAATAATTAGTATTATACTGACCACCTAATACATCATTTGGCAAAATATTTATCACACCCAACACCAATGCTACTACTGCAACAACTGGAAAAACGTATTTCATAGCTTTATGTTAAAATGTGAATTAAAGTGAAGTTGCCAAAATGCGACCATCAACCAACATATCTTTATTGTTGTTCCAAGTCTTTAAGCCATAGAGCATCCAAGGAGCAAAGTTCTTGCCTAATTTGTCAGATACATCTTTGATTTCAACGCTAGGTTCTTTCTGCATCACAAGTGCAGTAGCACCTTTTTGACCGAACAATAAGTGTACAATTTCAGCTGACCAAGTTCCTTGAGCAGTACCACCACCAACTGTCTCTCCTAAACCAGGACCAACCAAAGACATATAAGTAGTTCCATCAGTTGCCACCAAACCCTCTAAAGCGGCTTTTTGTGCAGATGATAAGGCAACGTGGTTAGCAGTAGTTGAAGTTGGATTATTAATCAAATCTACCAAATTAGCAATGGTAGTAGCAGTATTGGTAGTCTGTAACACATTTCCAGCAGTTGTCCCGATAGTAGAAACAAAAGTGAAAGTAACACCACCAATGGTTAAGGTTTCACCATTTGATGGGTTATCAGATGGAGTCCAAGTACCTGTATAAGTCAAGTTGTTTGAAATATACAAATCAAAACCAAAACGTGAACCAATATAACCATTTTCCATTACCTTGTCGCCAATTTGAGTATCTTTACCAGCAGTATATTGCTGTAAGACTTCCAAGATAGCTGGACCAATAACAGCAAAACGATTTTGAGCTGATACATTCAAAGAATTCAATTTGCGGCCAGCAGCAGTAAAGATCTTGTTGATATTAGTTGTGTCTGGGCTGATAGAAGTACCAGCAGAACCACCTACATCACCAGCATCGATGTAAGATGTAGCATTAGCATATTCAGCTAATACATCAGCATCTACGAAACGATTTAATTTATCCATTGCCTTTCCACTAAATTCATCAGCAGCAGAATAACTATTTTGGATTTTGTCCACATCATCAATATAGAAAGGAGCTACACGAGCAGTTGATACTGTTAAGGTATCATCAGTTGCACTCACATCTTGTACGGTAAAAGCAGTACCTTTAGTGTAAGATTGACCTACAACATCAGATGAATAAGGACGATGAATGGTATCACCACTTGATAAACCAGCTTTTTCAGAAACATCACACAAAGCCATTGCGACTAAGTTTTTCTTGCGATATTCCTGCATTTTCTTTGACCAGTATGCTTTGTTAAGCAAACCATTTCCTAGAGAATTACTCATATTTATAAATTATTTGATTTAATATACTTTTGAAATTCAGTAAACTCTTCGCTAGACATATTTTTAATTGCTTGTTCGTCGTTGTCAGCTATAACACGAGCATAATCAATTCCCCCTTTAGATTGTCCTCCAGTACCACTTTCCACCGTTTTAGTTTTAGTAGGAGGTTTTAATCCTTCTACTTCCTTTAGATAAACATAGACAGCAGATAATGGAGACTGATGAAACTCTTTAGAGAAAGCAAGATTTTTTATATTTTCCTTAATAGACTCAATATGCTCTTTTTCATCAGAATATTTATCTACTAGTTCAGAATATTGTTTATTCCATATTTTCTCTTGCTCTACTTCTTCATTATCTCGTTTAGCTTTTTCAGCGACTTCATTAAGCTGATTAAATTTGTCAGCGAATTGTTTTTCAAGACGACTATAAGCACCTTTTTCTATTAAACTAACAAGTTTTGCTGTCTGTTCGGCATCATAACCGTTCTCTTCAGCATAAGCTCTGACTTCGTCAAGAGCTTCTTCTTGTTTAATCTCGTTCATTGTAGTCTGAGGTTTAGATTTAAAAATAGCTAACTCTTCTTCTAATTCCTTCATTCTATCACGAATTTTAAGATGCTTCTCTAGTCTCACGAACTTCGGTTGTCGTTCAGGACTAGTGTTGTCTTCTTCAACATCAGATTCATCAGGAAGCATAACTTCCTCTTTGATTTCTTCTGTTGGTTTTACTACTTCTGCCTTTTCCTCTGGCTTCGCCACCTCTGGCTCTACTTTTGGTTTTTCGGCTTCAATAGCGTCTAGAATTGCCTGTTGTTCAGGTTTCAATTCTTCTGTGGGAGACTTAATCTCTAACATATAAGATTTTATTACGAGTTGACTCTCGGTGACAAACCCATAAGGTTTAGTCCTCTAAATTTAAATAAGTTTTAATCTGTTCTCTAATTGCCTCTAACTGACTTTTACCCCCTAATAATGTCCTTAACACAGTAATCCAAGCCTTTCTTTGTTTTAATAAATTTAATTTAACTTCATCTTTTGCTTGCTCGTCCATACACAAACTATCAATCTTTTCTATATAACTAAGGACTTGTTTAACTAACTTCTGCACTGGAATACTCATTGCAAACTTTTCTAATTCTGTGTTTTCTATAATTCGTTTCTGTAAATCTTTTAATTCAAGTGAAACTGACTGAGAATGTTCACCTCTTATGTCAGCGTATTTATCCTTCAGTTTTTCTAATAAATCTAGCATATTTTACACATTACCTACTAATGATTGTGGCTGTAAATTTTCTTCAGGTAATTTATTCATCATTTCTTGTCCCATCTCTGGTGATTTACCTAATTCAGATTGTCCAATTTCTGGCAAAGCACCCATGCTAGCTTTAGTATACATAAGATTTTCAACCATATTCTGCCTAGCAATAGGCACTTCTAACTTCATGTGGTTAATAATTCTCTGATGTACTTCTGGCTTTAAATTATTTGAACGAATAAAATCTAAATGCTTACGTATATGACCTGTGTCAGCGTTGCGATTAGGTTCTATTACTTTCTTCAACATTTTTTCATTTTCTTCTGCCGCTTGTAGGGCTACTTCCTTATTAGCAAAGTTTTGTGTATCTAATAAGTCATTAATCTCTGGACTCTCAAATCCAGCTATCTCTAGTATCTTTCTATTTAAAGCTTTTGGATTAAAGTTAGGATTCTGAATATTAGACTGTAAAACAGTAAGTTTTTGTTTTGTTAAACGAGCATCAGCAGAAAGTTCAGCATTAGCACCAATAATCTCAATATCAAAGTCTGTATTTAAATCGCTTTTAACTAATTTATCCCAAGTAACTCCTTTTTCTCCTATCATTTTAACAGCCATTTCCTCGTTTAAATGCTCTTTCAAACCGTTTAAATACCTTTTACCCATCTTTACCCAGAAACGCCCATAGGACTTATTAAACAGCCCCATACGGTCTGCTGCCATAGCCAATTCACCTTCCATAACTCCAACTTTTTTGTCATTTTCAGCTAAGCCTTGAGTAGCTGGTGTGATACCAGAGTTTTTGCTTTTCTCAGTATCTAAAATGTTATAAAGAACTTGTGTATCTCCTAAAGCAGGATAACGGAATTCATAAATATTGTCTTGGATACTCTTATTATTCTCCCTTGAATTAAAGGGTACTAATCCACCCCAACGTGGCTCAAGTAGTGCAGGATTAGGGAAAGCGTTTATATCATAAGCTTTCATCCCAAAGTTGTTATACATTCTGTTATCAAAGGCTTGAGAAATGAGCAGAGATTTAGCTTCAATAGTCTCTCTAACTTGGTCAGCTGGTGATGGAGTCCAAAATTCAAACATATCAGGATTAGTAGCCCAACTATCAAGAGGATAAAGTGGGTCTCCATTAGCATACTCAGGTGTGGTAAAAATCTCTTTTAGCTTCTCGACTCTTAACCATTGTTTTGAACGATGGTCAAAAGTAACTAAATAACGAGTTCCTTTGTAAGTTGTATACCATTCACAAAGTTTTAAAGTTTCTTCACTTTGATATTTATCAGGTGTAAGTCCAAGTACCGAAGCTCTGTTTCTTTTTTCGTTAAGTTCATTATCATTCTTTTCAATCTGTTCTCTTGAAAGTCCTAGTTTAGCAAGAACTACCTGTCTAGCGTCATAAAGAGAACTATTTTCTAATTCGTAAATTGATTTAAAAATATTGTCGTGTCCACAAAATTTGCCTTTCTCAATATCCTCTCCACCAGCTAACGGGTCAACTAATAAGTCATAAACATCAACCAAACAAAGATTAGACGAATATTTTGGGTCAGACTCGGCAAAATATTTATAGCCTGTACGTCCATATAAACCACACTGTTTCTTTCCAAGCAAGTCCTTATAAGCCCAGTCTCCTTGTGTAATAGAACTATCCTTCTCCCAAGCCTTACTAACTTTCTCTGCTTTACGTGTATCAGCTTCATCTGTAGGGGTAAACTTAATCATTGGTGCATCATCAATCTTAGAAAGCAATGTATCAATAAAACCTTGCATTTCTCCTAAAAGGATGTTATGCCTACCTTGAATCTCTTTCTTCTTACGTTGTAAATAAAGGTCTTCGTTCTTATGCCAAGAAGATATACGTTGTGAACGATATCTAAGTGCAATATTATATTCTTTTAAGGCTTGTTGTAATATTAAATCTTCAATCATATTTTATGAACCAATATCAAAGATTGATTCCATAGGTTTCTGTTTATATATAGTTTGTTGTTTTGGAGGTTCAGCTATTTTATTTTGATACTGGCAACTATCAGCTACGTCATCGTGTAATCCTTTAGGGAACTTCAATAATTCTTCTTCTAGCTCTTGGCAAGTACCTGTAATATGATAAATTTGTCCTGCTTCATATCTAGGAATTAAACCTCTAATACGAGTTTCTTTCATTATCCCACCATGTTTTAGTTTGATTATATAAGGATATTTATTTCTAATTCTACATTCATCTTGGAAAAAAGGCTCAACTGCTTGAGTAAACGCACCCTCTTCAATGCCAATCTTTTCAAATCCTTCATCGTGCATTTGGAATATCAAATTTATAAGTTCTTTACTATTTATTTTATAGCGTCTAGCGTCTAAATGCCAATCATTTGTCTGCGATACATAGTTCTTGGTAATACCTGTGAAATCACTCTCAGCGTTCTTAGTAAGAGCAGAGTCTATCGTAGCAAACTTCCTTGTTCTCATCTTATTTACTTCTTCTTGTGTTTTATATTTGAAATTCTTTTTAAAAAACTCTTGTGAACTTTCATCTATAGGCTGGTTAAGCATTTCAGCAGAATAGACTAGTGAACCAAATTGCCTTTTCTTATCCTCAAGGCTTATTTTGTTAGTCCCCTTGGCTTCCTCATCGGTCATTACATATTTATCACCCCAAGTAGGTTTACCACCTTTTTCAACAGGAACACTTCTAACTAACAACTTTTTATCTATCTTTGCTCTATCAATCAAAGTTTGAATTGAACCATATTCTGTAATGTAGTTGCCTAAATAAATTATCTTAGCACTACCATCTAAACCTGTCTTAAATTCATCTATATGCTTGATAACCTGTTCTGTGTAGGCTTTAGAATCTTTTGTCTTATTAGTTTCAAAATCGTCTAGTAAAAGAAAATCTGGTCTTTGATGCCCGTGAATACGACCTCTAACTGATTCTTGTGTACTATGGGCTTCTACACGAACTCCATTATTTGTTATAAAGTTAGATACTCTCTTTTGAGTTACCTCATCAGCATTCCTCTTAGCATTATACATTTCACCAAAGTCTGCTTTATATCTAGGATTAGTTTGCATTTCAACTACTACATCAAACAATATTCTTTCAGAGTTTTCTTTATCAAAACTATCTACGTTAATATACTTTCGTTTCTTATAGGTTATTAGCCATAATAGAAAAATCTTAGCTAAACTTGTCTTTGAACTCTCACGAAACATTAACCATAATAACTCTCTGTACTTATCTGTCATCAAATCATTTAAGTCTTGGAACATCTCAAAGTGGAAAGGAGCAAATCTATACTTTATGTAATCAACAGCGTAGTAAACAAAGAAGTATTTGAACTCTCTTTCACACAGATAAGTCCTCTCCGCTACTGTACCCGTTATTATTTTGTCCATTACTGCTTTGTTTATCATAGAGTAATTCTTCTAGTGAGGCTATCTGTTTTGCAGTTAAACCTGCTATTGATTCACCATTTGTCTTTATATCTACATTCTTTGAGAGTTGTAATACATAGTCCATAAACAGTTCTGCCGCTTTATTATCACTCTTTGCTCTTACTCCAAGATTCTCTAATATATCTGCTGTATATTTTTTGGCTAATCCTAGCGATAATTCTAATATCTTTTTTTGATTTTCTTTTTTTGCAACGTGGTAATAATAATTACTTTCAGGAATATTCCATTTTAAACAAAATTCCTTTGTAGTTTCCTCTCTTAAAGGTTCTGGGGTTGCTTGTCTTTCTATCATCTCATCTATCCAAGTTTTTTCTTCCATATAAAAACTGTGCCTTCAGTAGCACAGTCTTGTTTCCAATATGGGAAGAGAATCACCAAGTCCCACATCAGAAGCCAAGCTTGTTGCTACCGAAGTGTTATGGTGATTCATTAAATTAATTACATCTCTCGTTTATATTTCTTTTTACTTTTATCTGCGGCTGAAAAAGCAATAGCAATTATTTGTTTTCTACCTCTAGGAGTTCCATTAGCTCCTTTTGCTTTACCAGTTTTTTTATTATCTGCGTATAATTCAGAAATATTTTTTGAAACATTTGAACCTAGAGACATATATTTAAACTTTAATAAATCTTTCAGGTTGTGAGTCAACTACTGATTGATTATGATAATGTAATCTTTTACCACTTGACTTATCAATTAAAACATCACCAACTTTAAAAGTTGTTGTTTCTACAACTCCTAATAATACTTCCTTTACTCCAGTTTCTAATTCTTTTTCTTTAATCTTAACCAATTTT